GTGCCTTGTGGATCACCAGTGACTTCTTGGTAAACCCATCCGTAATCAGGCGGGACTTGCGATCCGCTTCAGTATCCCGTGTGATCTTCTCAGTACATTCCTTGATCCACTTGTCCATCTCGGCGCGGTCATGCACTTCGCCCGTGAGATGTTTATAGATTTGATAGCGGGCAGTAGTATCCGGGGTGGGCATATAAACAGGTGAACCGCCGAGATACAGATCCTTGATAGTCCTACCAAAAAACGGGTAGACCTCGGGGTACATATCGGTGTTCGATATAGGCTGAATAATCTTGTTGCCGTGTGCCTTGATGATCCGAACCATTGAGTCTGCATCACCACTCAGGATGGTCATGGGCTTGCCGATTTCTTTCTTGATATGCGGCGTGCTGATAGCAAACTTAAATACGGTGAGCTTGTCCTTTGTTTCGGACTGTACTTTCGTGAGAATGCCCGCCGGTTCATCACCCCAGCCGAACACGTAGCCATCGTTTGCATTATTTAGGTACCCGACCGGGACAGCGCCAGTCTTCTCCCAGATAGCACGCATGATCTTCTCAAGATCATTAAATCTAACGGTATTCATCCTCGTGAGATCGTGTCCTTGGGGGATCTCGTACAGGTACTCCATCGCGGGGCGAATGTCGGCGGCGGTTTTAACGATAGGTTTCATAATTTATTTACTCAGTAATTTGATTGTTGGCGTCGTCTAAAATTTCTTGGAAGAGTGATTCCTCCAAGATTTCCTTTGCTACATTTACGAACCGGCGGTTAAGCTCGGCGGTCTGGTCACGCTTTCTCTGGCTGATATAAAACTGAATCCGCTGCTGCTGCGCACTTTTCATACGCAGTGCAAAGTTAGCTTTCCTCAGCCACTCGGGGTCAGGGTTAGCCCCGGCCCTTTCAATCTGTGATTTAATGTTTGCTATGTCCTCCAAAAGAATAGTCAGTTCATCAACCATCTGTAGCCTGCTCAACCCGGTGTAGTCGGGCTGAGGGTCGCGCTCATGTTTCTTGTTTTCGTTCATACATTCCTAGATTAGTATTGAATTACCCGGCCACCTGCCGGTGCTTTGAAACTCGGGTTGCCATCAACGATGAACACGCTTGGGCAACTGATCTGCCATTTTACGTCTGACTCAACGCAGCCGTCTGTAAATGTTAAGACACACTCGGGCTTGTATCCCTTGGCAATGATGTACTCCGACACACAACCCATGCGGGTGCCGCCGCCACCGGATGCCTTGAGGATGTGTTCCATCTTGCTGTAGTCGCCTTCGATGACTTGCTCCTTGTCAACTTGCGTATCCCACCACAGGACGCGGATCTTGGACGGGGACACAGCCTTAGCCATCGCCACCAGTTCCTTGACGATCTTGCCCAGTACATCGTCAGTAATAGATCCTGAAGTATCTACAGCAATGACAACCTCGCCCATCGACTCGGAGATATCAGCGGGGAGATAGACATCGTAGGATGTGTAGCGACGATTAAACGAATGCCATGACTTAGTATCCTTACCGGCTGCGAGCGAAGACAGAAACTCACGCAACACTTCCTTCCAGTCGATCTTGGGAGTCATCAAGGTATTGATCGAACGTGCAACATTACCCTTGAGCTTGCCCACCATGATCTGACCCTCGCGGATCGCTTGCTCGATAGACCTTCCAAGTTCTTCCTGCTCTTCTTTACTAAGCTCGGCTGCGCCCTCCCAGTCATGGGAGTCGAGCGAACCATCACCATCACCTTTACCACCCCCACCGCCCTCATCTTGTTCTTGCTTCAAGAGCCTGAAGATAGTGCCAACGTCCAGCGGGCTGTAGTCAGGGTTGTATAGAGCGCCATCGGTAGGCAGCACAGCAAACCCACCCGTAGGGTCAGTGTCAACGATCCAACCATTGACAACATAATCAGCAGCCATATTGGCGAGCCGTGCGTCGATCTTCATCAGGTGTCGCCATGCCCACAGGTGACACAGCATCTTGTGACCCTCCTCGTGCAGCACTAAGCCACGGGCTTGCTTCTCATTGAGTGAGTCAAGGAACGCACGGTTGTACATCGTGTTCTCACCATCAGTCGCGGCGGTGGTGATGCTGTGCCCTGCTTCGACGATCTTCGCCTCGCCGATCATCAGGATGCCGGATGCGATAGCAAAGCTCGGGTGCGACATGATGTGGGACCGGATACGTTTGAGCTTGATTTCGGCTGAGTAATTTTCAAACAACATGATGTGTACTCCTGAATTAAATTGGCAACAATGTTGCCAATTGTGGGTTAGTGTTTAAGTAGGTTTAAATCATTGCAGCGTTGTCAGGATCGGCCATCCACTCCAGCACAACACGATGAGTACCGGCAGCAGCGCGACCCTTCTCGGTCATCATTACCTTGCGGATAAACAACATCTTCAGGTCGCCGTGATTCATGCGATCAAGGAACAAAATAAACTGACTGAACTCGTGTGGCGTGTTGACCCTAGCCACGGCGTTGTTGACTTGGATCATCGGCGTAGCCCCGGTGCGATCTACCGGCACACCCATCGGATCGGCGACGATTGACGCGAACGGGACCAGCTTGCCCAGTGTGTCGAAGAACCCAGACATGGACCGCGCCGCGCCCTCACCCACCGTACCTGCCAGCAGCGCAATGAACATATCCTTACGCATGGTGTGGCGGTGCTTCACGAACTCGCTGCACTTAGCCAATGACCGGGGCGATACGAACGGCTGACCGGGGGTTGACGGGTTGAAGATGAACGGACGCACTTCCTTCTGCTGCTTCGTCCAGTCGCTCTCGTTGGTGCCGTCGGTGTAGCTGTCGAACACGTTAGCGTTCTCACCAGCCCAAGTAATAACATCAGCGTCGATGCCAGCATCAACCGCCCACACCTGCCACTCCTCAAAGGCGGGCTTAGCCACACTGATCTTCGTCAGCCGGTTAACCAAGTGCGCTGCGAAGTTATCACCCACACCATCGGATGAGTTATTGCTCGTAGCAAAGACCTTCGACCCTTCAGGCAACGGGATGCCAGCCAGCACCCGCTCAAGGATGAGCCGGGTAAACACCAGCAGCAACGGACCACGACACTTGGCTAGCTCGTCCAGCATGATTACTTTAGGACGCTTGGCATCCTTACCAGTGAGCTTGAACAGGTTGTTCACGAAGAACTTGAGGGTCTGTGCCTCGTGGTCGGGCAGTGCCATGCCAACGTCGGGTGTGTCGAAGGTTGGGCAGTCAACGTAGATATAGTCATAGCCATCACCCATCGACTTCTCAAGCATAGTCAGGACGGATGACTTGCCACCGCCCGGCTCGGCAGTCAACAGGAAAGTGTTAGTGGTGCCGAATGCCTGAATAGCTTGTGCGCACTCGGAAAGGGACAGGGACAGGTTGCTGAAGTTCATTTGCGTTTCCTTTGGTTTTTCTAACAGTGTTAGAAAGTTTATTTATGTGCTGCTTGTACTACCCATGTAGTATACCACTACTTTACTGCTTTGTCAAGTATTTATCAGGGGCCGTAGCCCCTGTGTACCTATACTTACCCCTTACATCTCCAACAGTGAACGGACGGAGGCGATCTTAGCCTTAATATCTGCACGGGTGTCGGGTGACTCCTTCAGTGCATCAGTCAACGCAGGCACAGTCATGCCAGTCAGAGCGTTCTCCAGTGCAACGCGAGCCACCTCCAGCTTAGGGTCGCCGGTCAGGTTGAAGTCGCTCAGGGTGCGGGTCAGTGCGATCAGCTTAGATACTGACGACTCATGGATAGGCTTGCGGCGCAGCTTGCCGTCCTCCCCCATCTCGCGCTCCTCGCACGCCTTCGCAGCCCACTCCAGAGACTCGTGGAGCTTCTCCCATGCAAAAGCCATCGCTTCGCCTACCCTACGTTCGGTTTCGGATGTAAACGTAGCGCGTAGAGATTCAATAGCTTCGTTTGCATAGTTGTTGGCGGACTGCACGAAGAAATTATCCTTGGGCACGGGGTAGGTGAAGACACGGATCTCGTACTTGCTACGCACCTCCTCGGCAGACGGGTAGTCTGAGCGGTCGAACATATCCCCCTGAGTAAACGCGGCTTTGCTGATGAGCACCGGGTAGTGTTGCACAAATGTATCGCAACGCTTGGAATCTTCGATGAGGAACGGATCGAGCCGGTGTTGCTTGAATTGGATGAATGCGGTCATCGGCACAAGGTAGGCACCCTTGCCGAACGGCTGCAAGTTGGCGTTGCACCAGTTCCTGAACTCGGCACGCCCGGAGTTGATGGCACCCATCATCGGGTCATCACCCAACAGATTCTTACTGAACCTGCCCGCACGCTTGGATGCGTTCTTGGATGCGGTCACCTCAGCAGTGACAGACTTGTCGGTCTTTGATGCACCCCAGCCGTGGAAGCTGAACTCAAAGACGATGTGGCTGTCCGCGAATGTGTTGATGTTGACGTTGAGGTTTACGTTAGCGTTCATTGCGTTTCCTTTGGTGTAAGTTAATTTCTAACAGTGTTAGAAAAGGTTATTTAAGTTGACAACGTTGTTGTTAATCTTTACTGCTCTCTACTGCTTACTACCCTTGTAGTATACCACAAGTTTACTACTTTGTCAACTAGTCTTTGAACTCCTCATCCAGTCGTTGCACAAGCTCCCACTGCTCGATGGTGCGGTTGAGCATCAGGTTGCGAAAGGTTTCCCTGATGTCCGTCTCGTGGCTCGGGGTATAGGCACGGCTATACACCATACGGTTGCCCTCTCGGGTGCCGCACTCCTGAAGCCACATCTTATTGTTCGTTTTCATATCACTCTCCAAAGTTAAATTTACGTATCCATTGAAAAGATACGTCGTTAGCACGCACCCATTTATAGTCCATGCGCCTGTGCTGGGCGCGTTCAAAGTCTTGGCACACGAACAGCCAGCCCCTCTCGGGGCTGAACTGGACTGACTCAGCCTGCTTGATGATCTGTACTAACTTGTTGTCTTGGGTCTTGGCGATCAGCACAGTCGGTTCTCCTCATGGGTGCCCACTCAAGCTCATCGGCGAGCCTTTGCAGATGGTTGATAAGACGGTTCAGCCGAGTGATCTCGGCGGGGTTGCGGGTGTCGGTGAGACTGAGCATGATGCTCAGGGTGTTGATGTGGTGTTGGATCATCCCTCCACCCCGAAGTTAAAGGCAATAAGTTGACAGAACAGGCGGTATTGTGCGAGGGCCTCGGGGTTGTTGGCATGGATCTTCTCGATTGCCTCGGAGAACTCGCGCACAGTCCCGCTGAAGCACCCGCAGTTGACCCGTACACCTATCTTTGCGTCGATGTGTGCGGTTGTGAACCGCCCAGATGACTTGGCTGGCCCAACGACAAGGTAATCGCCCGTCTTACTTATGCGGGCATCGCCGGACACAATGGCAGAGCCAGACACATGGGCATTCTCGGTTACGTTTTTCATTTTAGTTTCCTTTGCGGGTGAGTAAGTACAGGGCAGTCTCAATACTGACTGAGCGGTTGCGCAGGTAGCCCGCTGCTACGCGGGTTCCCAAGGTTCGTCGCAGGAACTGCGAGCGGATGAAGACTTCAACTAGGCTCATTTTACTAATCCTCCTTTGTTGTTGATGCCGATTGCCGCTTCGCGGGCAAAGGCTGGGGTGAAGAGCATTGCGCCCTGTTTGTGCATGGTCAAGATGCACCATGATTTCCGGTCCTCCACGGCGCTGCGCTCACCACAGGCTAGGCAGGTAGCCTTCAGGGCGGCGCGAGCCGCTGGGACGATCTCATCGCCGCAGGTGCGGCAGGTTGGACTAGGCATGGACATGATGTGTTTCCTTTGGTTTTTCTAACAGTGTTAGAAAGTTAGGTTGATTTCTTCATGGCCGATGTACTTGCCGTTACGGGTCAGCACAAGATATTCCCGAGTGTTGAGATCACGGGCACGGGCATAGGAGACTCGCATAGGGGCACCAAGAGCCTTCAGGATCTCATTCATATGTGAGGCAGTGGTTGGGGTATAGAAGCCGCGCCATGAGAGTGTGACGAACTCAACGCCCCCGCACTTATACCCCTGATCCCACTTGGCGATTGTGTGGCCGTGCAGTTGATAGATACCTGCGCCGGTATTTGCGTTGTGGCACGAGGCACCGAGCTTGTGTGCGAATGCGGCGGCGGTCTGAGCTTTAGTAGCCATGGTGTGTTTCCTTTAAGTTAAGTTGGTTTTTCTAACAGTGTTAGAAGAATCTGTTCTAACTGCTCCCTACTGCTTACTACCCTTGTAGTATACCACAACCTTACGCCTTTGTCAAGAGTAAAGTTTCACTTGCTTATAAAAAAAATCTTTCTTTTAAAAAAATTATATAAAGGTAGGTAGGGGTGCTGTTTTGCCAAATTCCGGGAATATGGGTGAAATTCCGGCGAAATTCAGGGCTGATCGCCCGCAAACCCGCATGAATCCTAGAAAGTTCCGAAATTCCGAAGTTCACGGGAAAGAGCGCCGGTTCCCCGGCTGGCTCGGGTTCTGGAAAAAATTACATCGCTCGTTTTTTTCGTCGCTCGCCCGATTTCCGTCTCCCTCTCACCCGACCGAACTTTTTCTCAAAAAACGGGAATCTCGGAACTTTCTAGGATCCATGCGGTTCTCCAGCCATTTCGTCCGGAATCTCACGGGAATTTCACTGGAATCTCGGAACTTCACTTGCCAAAAATCTGCGACTTGACAAAAAATTTTTTGAAATCTAAACTACGGAGTAGTTTACCCCTGCCAAAATTTTTTAGCCCGCCGCCTCAGACCGGGCAAAAACTCTCCCAAATAAATCACCGTGACGGTGATTTTTTCATTTACACACGCGCGCGGGACAGGAACTGGCGACCGCAACAATCTGCGGCTTGACAAAAAATTTTTTGGAATCTAAACTACGTAGTAGTTTACCCCGGAGAAATTTTTTTTTTTTTGGCCTCGATCCCGAACCAGATCAAAGAGACCCGCGCGGCGGTAATCGCTCGTGACAAAAGAGTCTGCCAGTATTGCGGAAAGTCTAAGCTGTACAAGACGCAACTTAACTTAGACCATGTAATCCCCGACTCGGCGGGCGGTGGGTTTACCCTAGATAATCTTGTCGTTGCCTGTAAGCAGTGCAACCATCGCAAGGGAAGTAAGCCCATCAGTCAGTATATTAACGATAGGCTTGAGACGCTCGCGCGTGAGAAGGCTTGTCTTGAACGGCTCCTCGCCGAACGGCTTTTCTAACACTGTTAGAATTCTTGCCACACACGCACGCGCGAGAACGTAACTGGCGATAAGCCCACCGTCCGCAAACGATGGGCGAAAAAAAGCCCCGCCGGAGCGGGGCCAAGATGTTGCTAGTTATTACTTAACGATGGCGACGAAGGATCGCGCCACACTCAGAGCCTTAACGAAGGCTACCTTGTCGAACTGAAGGTCCGCTTTGTTGGCTTGATCGATGAGGGCACTTAGGGTCTTTGCCCACGTGTCCAGACGGCTTGCCTCTACCTTATCCTCAGCCTTTGCCTTGTCGGCGGCGGAACCCTCGCCCTCGGTCTTGCTGGCTTTGGGTTTCGGCCACGCATAACTGCACAGACGCTTAAAATAACCCGACTGTTTCGACTGCGCATTCTTACGCGCGGTTTTCTTATCGTCGGACCAGTCTTTGACCGTGGATTTATCCGCCATGATCAGCGATTGCTGAGCCTTAGAGAAACCGTTGATGATCGCGGCCTTGACCGCGCTAACGTCTGCCTCGCTCATTGCATCGACGCTGATGAATGCCTTATTAAGGGCAGCAGCAGCGGCGGTCATATCACGGGTTGACTTGTCGCCAGACTTAACAGCAGTAGTGATCAGTGAAAGATAAGTCATGATTTTCCTTTTGGGCATTGCCCGTTGAATGCTGCATCGATCTGATGCAGTAATGTAATTATAGGGTAGAGTCTGACTTGACGCAAGGTTTTCTAACAATGTTAGAATTACCGGCAAAGGAACCTTATAGGGCACCCCCCTAAATGCCGCGAAGGTACCATCACCCCCACACCCCCGTATGTTCCACCCGTAATTAGGTATTTTCAAAAGTAAGTAGGGTTTGGGTAAAGTAGTAAGTAGTGTTTGGGTAAAGTGCCCCCTTGTCTCAGTAAAGCCACCTAAAAAATTTTATATAAAAAATTCTGATATACTCCGGGCACCCGAAAACTCGGAGCGACTGCTATGATATTCAGCCCTTTGGTGGAGAGTGATATCCCCATCGATGCGAAGAACGTAGAATTAGACGACGGTGATAAACCGTATGTCATTGGTAATACTCTAAAATTTCTTTCAGACTTGTCTGGCAATCCCATCATGCCGGATGAATATCACAGGCAACAGGCAGTAAAGCTTGTACGTGCCGGGGTGACAGGGGATCTGTCTGCCTATCCGAATGAAACCCTTGCCTATCTTGCTGGCCTTGTATCTAAATATGATGCGATGGTCGTGCGTGAGCTTGCCGATCTTAAGCTCTATACAGTCAATAGGTTGCTTGAGCTTTCAAATGATCCTAGCCCTAAGATTCAGTTAGGTGCCTTGAAACTCCTTGGGGAAACTGACGGGGTTGATGCGTTTAAAAAGCGTGTCGAAGTAACTGTTTCGCAAAAATCCAACGAAGAAATCGAACGCGAACTCATGGAGCGCCTAGATCAACTGACTATCGACATCACACCCGATGCTGACACAGCAGAAGATTAACGCTCTAAGGCATAAGATTAGTTCCATGCCACCTGCCGAGAAGTTGCGGGTGCTTGAGCTATTGGAAGAGTTTGAAAAGCGCAAAGAAATGGGGGCAGCGAGGGATAGTTTTACCTCGTTTATCAAGCACGTTTACCCCAATTACAAGTTCGGTGCCCATCACAAGAAGCTGATCTCGCTGTTTGAAGCCGTTGCTCGTGGCGAAAAGAAACGGATTATCGTCAACATTGCCCCTCGGCACGGGAAATCGGAGCTTATTAGCTACCTTGCACCTGCTTGGTTTTTAGGCAAATTCCCCGACAAGAAGATCATTATGACCTCCCACACTGCTGATCTGGCGGTGGACTTCGGTCGTCGGGTGCGAAACCTTGTCAGTGAGGATGCTTATAAACAAGTATTCCAAGACGTAACGCTGCAACAAGACTCAAAGTCTGCGGCCCGGTGGGGCACTAATAAGAAGGGTGAGTATTTTGCTATTGGTGTGGGGGGTGCGCTGGCAGGGCGAGGCGGTGACCTAATCCTTGTGGATGACCCTCACTCAGAACAAGAAGCCAAGACCGGTAGACCAGAGATATTTAAGCCTGTCTGGGAATGGTTTCAGTCCGGCCCTCTGCAACGTCTGATGCCGGGCGGGGCCATAGTCATCGTCATGACACGATGGAGTAAGCTGGATCTCTGTGGTCAGATTATTGACCACATGGCTAAAAACCCGGACGGCGATCAGTGGGAGATTGTTGAACTCCCGGCTATTCTTAATGAGGGCGAAGAAGATGAGAAGTCTCTTTGGCCTGAGTTCTGGCCGCTGGAGGAGTTAAAAGCCAAGAAGATTGCGATGGACTCGCGGTATTGGCAATCCCAGTATATGCAGAACCCCACCTCGGAAGAGGGCGCGATCATCAAGCGCGAGTGGTGGAATATATGGGAGTCGGACAAACCCCCGACTTGCGACTTCACAATTATGTCGCTGGACGCTGCGCAAGAAACCAACAACCGTGCTGACTATAATGCGCTCACAACTTGGGGCGTGTTTACCAATGAAGAAACCGGCGTCAAGAACATCATCCTGCTCAACAGCATAAAAGAGCGTCTGGAGTTTCCGGAGCTTAAAAAGCTGGTGCTTGCTGAGTATAAAGAGTGGGAACCTGATACATTTATTGTTGAGAAAAAGTCCAACGGCGCGGCTCTATATCAGGAGCTTCGTTCTATGGGTGTGCCGGTAAGCGAATTTACGCCGAGTAAAGGTCAGGATAAGGTTACTCGTGCTAATGCCGTGGCTGATATTTTCTCATCTGGAATGGTCTGGGCACCTGATACCCGCTGGGCGCGAGAAGTCGTTGAAGAAGTTGCGTCATTCCCGTTTGGTAAAAACGATGACTTGGTCGATTCGATGACCGCCGCGCTAATACGGTTCCGAAAAGCGGGTTTTCTTACCCTACCCAGCGATGAACCAGAAGAAGTACAGATGTTCAGAAATAAACGGCGCGGCAGTTTCTACTAATTAGGGATCAAAAATGGCTACGAATATTGACAAATCCTTCTACCAAGCCCCGCTCGGCCTAGAAGAAGATGCAGAAACTCCGCTGGATATCGAGATTATTAACCCGGAGATGGTGACTCTGGATGACGGATCGGTCGAAATTACGATCACTCCGGGCGAAGAAGACATGGATGAGGGGGGTTTTAGCGAAAACCTTGCTGAAAAACTAGAAGACGGCGTGCTATCAACGATATCCAGTGAGCTTTTGGCCCTTTTTGATGCAGACGTTAATTCCCGCAAAGAGTGGGTTGATGCCTATATCGACGGTATTGAGCTTCTGGGGCTTAAATATGAAGAGCGGACCGAGCCTTGGGAGGGTGCCTGCGGTGTATTCCACCCGCTGCTGAACGAAGCTGCCATTAAGTTCCAGTCAGAAGCAATTATGGAGACTTTCCCTGCTGCGGGGCCGGTAAAAACGCAGATTCTGGGCAAAGTTACGCGGGAAAAAGAAGAAGCCGCAGCCCGCGTGCGCGATGAAATGAACTACCAGCTTACCGAAGAGATGACGGAGTACCGTCCGGAGCATGAACGGATGCTCTATTCGCTGGGTCTGTCGGGTTCGGCGTTCAAGAAAGTCTATTTTGACCCGTCGCTTGGTCGGCAAGTGGCGATGTATATCCCAGCCGAAGACGTTGTTGTGCCATACGGTGCGTCAAACATCGAGAGCGCAGAGCGTGTAACACACGTTATGCGTAAGACCGAAAATGAGATCAAAAAGCTGCAAGTAAGTGGGTTCTACAAGGATGTTGACCTTGGTGAGCCACAGAAAATGCTTGAGGATATCGAGAAACGCAAGGCGCAAGAGCAAGGTTATAGCGCCAGCGAAGATGATCGTTATCGCGTACTTGAGATGCACGTAAATCTGGACCTGAAAGGCTACGAAGATAAGGATGAGGACGGCGAAGAAACCGGGATCGCTCTACCTTATGTAGTCACTATTGAGAAGGGCACCGGCAAAGTCCTGTCCGTGCGGCGTAACTACCTTGAAGACGACGAAAAGAAGCTCAAACGCCAGCACTTCGTTCATTACGTCTACGTCCCCGGCTTTGGGTTCTATGGCCTTGGGCTGATTCATATTGTTGGTGGCTACGCCCGTGCGGGCACGTCGATTATTCGCCAGCTTGTTGACGCGGGAACCCTAAGTAACTTACCCGGCGGTCTTAAGACTCGTGGCTTGCGGGTCAAGGGTGATGAGACGCCTATCGGGCCGGGTGAATTCAGGGATGTGGATGTGCCTAGTGGTACCGTCAGGGACAACATTATGATGTTGCCCTACAAAGAACCGAGTCAGGTGTTGCAGGCACTTCTGGGCAGTATCATCGAAGATGGGCGACGTTTGGCGTCTATTGCTGATCTGCAAATCTCGGATATGTCGGCGCAGGCACCGGTCGGTACGACGTTGGCGATCCTTGAGCGGATGCTCAAAGTTATGTCGGCTGTACAGGCTCGGGTTCACTTTGCGCTCAAGCAGGAACTGAAACTTCTCAAGGGTGTTGTCCGTGACTTTTGTTCGGATAAATACAGCTACGAAGTTGACGGGGATAAGGGCCGGGGGATCAAGAAAGAAGATTTTGAATATGTGGAAATCATCCCCGTCAGTGACCCTAATGCTGCAACGATGGGGCAGAGGATTGTTCAGTATCAGGCTGTAATGCAGCTTGCGCAGGGCGCTCCCCAAATCTATGACTTGCCCTTGCTGCACCGCCAGATGATCGAGATTCTGGGCATTAAGAACGCTAATAAATTGGTGCCGATGGAGGAAGACCAGAAGCCCAAAGACCCGGTTAGCGAGAATATGTTCATGCTTAAAGGCAAGCCCGCCAAGGCGTTCTTGTACCAAGACCACGACGCCCATATCGCGGTCCACGACTCGCTGATTCAAGATCCGATGGTGCAGCAACAGATGCAGCAAAACCCTGCGGCACAGCAGATTATGGGGTCAATTCAAGCTCATATCATGGAGCATTTTGCTTATAAGTATCGTAAGGATATTGAAGAGCAACTTGGCGTTTCCCTGCCCCCGATGGATGAAGAAGGTGATAAGCCGCTCTCGTCTGAAGAAGAAGTTAATGTTTCCAGATTCTCGGCTATGGCAGCTAAACAACTTCTCCAGACGCACGTAGCCGCCGCTCAGCAACAGCAGGCTCAACAGATGGCCCAAGACCCGCTTATCCAGATGCAGCAGCAAGAGCTTCAACTGAAAGCACAGGACGGGCAACGCAAGATGATGGAGAGTCAGGCGAAGATGCAGCTTGACCAACAGAAGCTCGCGTTGGAGAACAAGAAGATCGCCGTGGATGTGATGAAAGAGTCGCAGCGCACGCAGTCGCAGGAGAAGCAGAACAACGTCCGGACAATCATGGACGCGCTTAAAAACAAACCGGAAGGTAAAAAAGAATGAACGAAAAGATCCTGTCTCACCTCCTTGCGGGATTTCAGGAGGAAATCGACAGTAATGCAAATGCACTACGTCAGGGGGCGGCAAA